ATAACCAGTTCCGTTTGCCTCATTAATAGCAGTTACGGGAAGATGAAGCATAGTCTTTTCAACCTGCATCATATACGCATAATCAAAAAGGTTATCAAAGATTTGAGCAATCATCAATCACGCTGTCTCCAGTCATCAGGTTTATCTCTTTGGAACCAATCTACAATTTCATCTGCAGATTTAAACCCCGTACTATGGTTGGATGGGTCGGGGTCTCCTAGTCCCATCCTATTCATAAAATCATCCATACTTCCTTCTTGAATATCTCCCGCTGCTTGGCGTCGTGCTTTGTTTAACCAGTCTCTTGCAGTTGTATATGACTTGGCAAGTTTCTCTGCCCAAATCATGTCTTCAAGATTCACCTCTTCGTTGTTTGATATCTTCTTACAAATACCTTCAAGACGAAGACGATACTGTGTTGACAGCATACCAGATATATCCAATCTTTCTAATATTTAGGAACGGAGAGTTAGGGATTTGAACCCTAGATGAGGTTGCCCCCATACAGCATTTCCAGTGCTGCTCCTTAAACCACTCGGACAACTCTCCAACTCCCCTTCCTGGGATCGAACCAGGGACCAAACGATTAACAGTCGTTCGCTCTACCGCTGAGCTAAAGAGGAATGAAGGAGCCACAAGTCGGACTTGAACCGACGACCTACGGTTTACAAAACCGTTGCTCTATCCAGCTGAGCTATAGTGGCGTGTGTTTATTTTACCACAGTGATGACAGGTTTGTAAAGCCAACCTGTCTTGCAGTAGTTACAGTGCTCAGGAACTTCAACCTCATAAGGTTTGAAACTCATATCAAACTTTGTTTCAAGTTCTATATTACTCAACATAACATAGAATCTATCAACATGTCCTTGCATTGGAGCACCTTGAGTAGAACAATAGAAAGAGAATTTTGCTTTCTCGTTCGAGTGTTCATTGATACATGTTACCATAAAATGAATGATATCGCAACCTGCATATTGCAGAATCTCAGGTGTCATCCATTTCTCTTCTATGTATGGATCATAAAAGAAGCAATCATATTTACCAAGATGATCTCTACAGGGCCATCCTTGATTAAGAACAGTGATGTTCTCATAGTCTTTTGCCCATTTCAATGCTCTTGCATATGCAACAGGGTCTGGTTCTAAAACAGTATATGATTTGATGTTATGTTTCTGAAACTGAGTCGCAGAATATCCCATACCAAATCCAACCTCTAGGATATCTCCATAAGGTTCTAAGGCATCAACACAATCTTCCATATACTTCTTTTCCCATTCCATCATGTATTGATGGTCTTCGGAAGTTCCGTAAAGAATGTCTTCGTTGTTTATGTCTTTTGTGTATTCTGCCATGGGAAATAATCTTTTTTCATATACCTCCCAAGAATATTACTGTTGTAATACTTTGGAGTTCCATCTTCTAAGGATTCAGTCAAAACATTATGAAGAAATAATTGCTTAGTCTCTTCGAAATTAACAAATCCTTTCGTCTTATGTAGGCTTAAAATTTCTCTTTTGAAACTAGAGTTCCCGAGAGACTTTCTCTCTGTGCTAAGTTCATCAGAACTGCCATAGTATTTCTTCCAGTCACTTTCACTTCTAACTCTCCTACTTTTGCCTCTAGGCTTTCGTAGCGACCAGAAGTACTTTCTGCCAATGTAAATCCGACCAGAAATGAGATTAGTGATACGGTAGACAAACCCGTAGTAATCACCAATATCCTCACTAGTGAACGGAGCACCTTCGTAAGTCCATGGGTTTTCATAATCAACCATGCTCTAAAGTCTTTAAGATTATTTAGAGCTCATCTGAAAACCGACAAACCAATTCTACTCATAAAAAAGGAGGGTGTCAAGCCCTCCTAGTATTATCATACTCCTTTATATAAAGGATTTTTAATTTCTTTTGGTTTCCCATCAGGACCAGTTACATACTTGACTCCAGACTTACCCGTCTTTGGAGACTCCCAAGGATTCAAGGTCCCCTTTACTGGAGGAAATGCTTCACCCAGGAGATCCTCTACGATGCTTTCGATCTGTTCAGCAGTCAATTGCTCCATGATCGCCTCAGCGTGCTCTACGCTGTCCATGAGACCATTCTCATCGAGATATGTTAAAATGACATCATAAAGATTAAAGTCATCCTTCATCCAACGGGGAACAGTGTCATCCTTTTGGGCTGCCATTTCTTTACGAGCCTTCTCGTTGTTCTCACGACGCTTCTTCATATCTGTTTCCAGATAGGAATCATCATCCTTCTTGTCTTTCTTGTACTCGGGATGATCGTCTACCTTGTGCCCACGCTTCTTCTCAAGGCGTTCCTTTCTTTCTTCAGTTCCCTTCTCAGGATCTTTGTCACGGATACCCTCCAATTGGAGTTCTTCGCCTTGAAGTGCCTTCTTGCGTTGATGTAGTTTATCGACTAATGTACCACCACTACCCTTTCCAGATTCCGCTGCTTTCTTCTGCTTTGTCAGGTTCTTCACCAAACCAAGACCAGCAGCACCGATACCCAGTGCAGCACCAGCAGCAAGTGCAGGAGCGATCTCATCGATCTGTTCACCATCAACTTCATAAGAATTCTTGAGGGTGCTACCAGGCATATTGTTCATCAATTTATTAGGTGTCATGCCAGATCTTCTGCCATAGTTAGCACCAAACTTTGCCTTGAACTGAGTTTGTCCAAGAGTCTCTGCTTCTCTGGTAGCAGCATTTGCTGCTTTGTAGTCTCCTGCAGCAGATGCAGACCTTGCCTTTGCCTGTAGTGCCTTGTAGGCAGCGTTAGGATCGGGTTTAGGTGCAGGGGGAGTATATGCAGAACCAGTGCTACCGCTGCTAGCACCAGTAGTGCCGCCAGTGCTGCTTGTTCTTGTTACCTGTGCCTGCTGCTTTGCAGCTTGCTGTTTAGCATCATTAGCTGCAGCGGATTTTTCACCTGTCTGTGTAGTTCTTGTAGTACCGCGTAATGCGTCCTGAGTCTCCTGTCTTTGTTGTCTGAGTTTTTCTGCTTTCTGTTCGGCGCTTGGTGTCGAAGACGAAGAAGTTACAGCAGTGCCAGAGGGACCCGTATAAGATCCACCTTGACGAACAACAGGATCTGCCGACTTGCTTGCGGGAGGATTGATGAAGTCTAATACAGATTGCCCTGCTCTCTGGAGATTGCCAGGAACATTTTTTATTCCCCTTTTCCACTCATCCCAAGATTTCATTCTAATTTGTTCTAGAACGATCGCTCTTGCCTGCTTCTTCTCAGCAGTTTCAAGATTCTCGTGGATGCGAGGATTGACTGCCTTCATGGCAGAGACAAACTCAGGTCCAACAACATCCATCGGAAGTACTTCGATGATGTTATCCAGGAGTCTGCTGCTCTCGTATCCTTCGCCAATCAGAACCTCAGCAATGGCACGATACTGCTCAGCATAAACAGGGTTCATTGCATGCAGTCTCTTCAGGTAGAAGGACTCGCATGTGCATTTGTCTACTTTCTTTTTATCTACTTTCTTTCCTTCGGGATTATCGTCCTTCTTATTCCAATTCATAGCAGACTTCTCATGCTTTCCACCCTCAGCAATTTGTGCGTAGGACTCAGCAAGTTTATCTAAATGAGAGTGGTTCATTTTTAGTCTTTAGACTCCAGTAGAAGTATTTATATCCATACAAAAAGAAGACTTCCCTGATAGTTGCCAGGGAAGTCTTCTGCGCCGACGATATTCAATTCTATTTAGAATACTTAAACTTCATTGCCTGCATCATCCATGCCTGGGAGAGAGACTTTGGTCCTTCTTTGAGAACTTTAAGTACTCTCTCATCAGTCTCAGATTGCAACGCTTTTGTTTTCCAATCAGAGTTTGCCACCGACAACACCATCGTTTACTACTCTACTATTCTCATCACCCCAACCTTCTTGTTCTCCTTTCAAATAAAATCTAGTCATCCGAACACAGACATCTTCTGTCAGTCCCGAAACCAATTCACGACCCTCCTTTGTTACCGTATGCCACAAACCATATTCGGTCTTGTAAGCACGGAAACAATCATCATACCAAACATAATCACTCATAGTTGGAAACCTGCAAAGGTATCTTTTTCAACATCCTGTTTGATGCCACCGACAATGTAAGACTCAACCTCTGTCTCTTGGGGAGCAACCTGAAGACCTTTAGAGGAGATCCAGTGCTGTGTCCAAGGGAGAGGATTGTTCTTGGCAGAGATATCATAGATGGGTTTCAGACCAATAGCCTTCATACGACGATTGGCAATCCATTCGACATATTGATTGAGCAGTTTTTCATTCAGACCAATCATGGATCCATCTTTGAACAGATACTCTGCCCACTGCTTCTCTTGGGCAACTGCTTGCTGGAAAGTTTGAATCAACCAGGATTCTTCTTCCTTAGCAATCTTCTGCATGTCTGGGTCATCGCCTTCACGCCATTTGTTGATGATGTTTTGAGTAATGACAAGGTGCTGATTTTCGTCTCTTGCGATGAGAGAGATAATTTTAGCGGATCCTTCCATAAGCTTGAGTTCACCAAACGCAAACGAGCAAGCGAACGAGACATAAAACCTGATGCCTTCGAGAATGTTGACATTGGCTACAGCACGGAAAAGTTTTCTCTTAAGTTCGTAACGATTTTCTTTGAAGGTTCCAGCACCTTCTTGTGCATACTTCCACTCATCATTAACACCATACTGCTGAGCAGCATTAATGAAGTCGTCATATGCCTGGGTAATAGCAGAAGCTCTCTCCAAGATCCTCTCGTCGTCAATGATAGTGTCAAAGACTTCAGAAGGATCACTGTAGACATTTTTGATGATGTATGTATAGGAGCGACTATGG